AACACAAACATCAAAGAAGATGAATATAAGACCTTACCACCATTCGACCCAAGTTTAAAGAAGCTACCAAGTGAAAGCATTTACTATTATAAGTCGTATAGACCTAACATCAATACTTACACACTACCCGAGTACATTGGTGCAATACCTGCAATTATTACTGATGCTGAAATAGCTAATTTTCATAGAGCCGAAATACAAAATAGTTTCAAAGGTTCTAAAATGATTGTCTTCAAAAATGGTGTACCTTCAGATGAAGAAATGAAGTCAACAGAACGAAAGTTAAAAGCTAAGTTTACACCAACAGACAATGCAGGTAGTATAGTAATTGATTTCGTAGATGACCCGAATAGAGTACCTGAAATTTTAGACTTAGCAGCAGGAGATTTTGACAAGAAATACGAAGCGTTAAACGATACGATACAACAAGAAATATTTGTTGGACATAAAATCACATCACCTATGCTATTTGGTGTGAGAGTAGAGGGGCAATTAGGTGGGCGCAATGAAATGGTTGATGCTTACAATCTATTCGCTAATACTTACGTTAATCCAAAACAAAGAGTACAAGAAGAAATATATAATCTATTCGCACCAGTTAAAGGAAAGCTAAAAATAAAAGCATTAGAACCAATCATGCCAAGTTTTAGTGAACAAACTTTAATGACCATTCTAACAAAGGATGAGATGCGAGAAATTATAGGTCGCAAACCATTAGACATTCAAACCAATGTTAATTCAACTATTAGCGATGCCTTAAATTCATTAAGTCCACTTGTTGCAAATAAGGTATTAGCATCATTAAGTCAAGATGAGATTAGAGGTATAGTAAACAAGCCACCATTAGCAGCCGATGCAATACTTCCAACAGATACAACAGCGCAATTCTCAAAGTGTTCACACGATGAAATAGCAGATGATGATTTGGACTTTAGTATATTCTCAAAATATGGTGAGCCTATTGAGAATTTTGTAAGCATAAAGCATAAGAAATTCATGTTTAGTTCGCAGCAATTTGCATTGACTAAGCAAGACAATGGAGTGTTAGATTTGATTCAAAAAACACCTAATATCACGATTGAAGATTTAACAAAGATTTTAAAGACAGATAAGACTTCAATCATTGAAAGTTTGACAGCATTAGGAGATGAAGGTTTGATTGATTTGGACAGCGAAGGCAAGATAAGTTTAACAAGGTCGGGCGCAAGAAAAGTAGTACCAAGTTTTCAAGAACTTTATATACGTTATAGATACGTTTTAAGACCCGATGCGCCTGCATTAGTTAAAGGTGGAACAAGTAGACCTTTTTGTGAAGCAATGATGGCAAATCCACGTTACTTTTCAAAGGATGATATTGACAAAATTGGTCAAGAATTAGGTGCAATATATGGAATACCTAACTACGATGCTTTTAGGCGTAGGGGTGGATGGTATCACGACCCTAAACAAGATGTAAACTTGCCTTTTTGCAGGCATATTTTTGTTCAAGAATTAGTAAAGAAAATAAGATAATGGCAAAGGCGATATTTTTAAGTGAAGCGACATTGAAGCAAGAATCAATCTTGCAAGATAATGTAGATATGAAGGTAGTAACACCGACTATAATTGATGTTCAATCGTTTTATATACTACCGATATTAGGAACAGCATTGTACAATGATTTTGTAACAAAGATTATAGCAGGAACATTGAGTAATTCATATAAATTATTACTTGATACATACATCACACCTGCAATGATTTGGTATGTTAGATATGAACTACCATTGAATATTAATTATAAGTATTTCAACAAGGCGGTGGGTGTTCAGAACGCAGATAATATGCAGCCTGCAAGCATTGATGAACTAACGATGGTTATGGATAGGGCTAAGAATAAAGCGGAGTGGTATGCTGAAAGATTAACCAAGTATTTATATGCTAACGATACAATTTATCCTTTGTTTTTGAACCAACCAAATTCAGATTTAGCTACCATCTACGCAAAGCAATCTAATTACACAAGTGGTATGCTATTAGATGATAATAGCTGTTGCATGGGTCAATATAATTTTACAGATTTAGAAACAAGTCCAAGTGTAACTGGCAGAGGTTGCACATTTTGCTAATGAATAAGGGAATCAATAAGACAAACATCGAAAAGTTACAAGCATTTATAAAGCAACAAAATGAAGTTCATAACACTAAACCAAGTCCTAAATATAATAAGAACAATTTGCGCCAACCATCTGCAAATAAATAGTTTTGTTTTTGGTTCTATAACAGATATAAGTGCAAGTGAGCAGGAACAATACACGATGGTTTGGTGCGACATAAACGATAGCCAAATGAGTGAAAGAATGTTTACCATGAATTTGTCATTATATGTTTTAGACATTCAACGAGCAGACAATAGCAATGAGATAGATGTGTTGAGCGATACGTTAAGCATAGGCAGGGATTTAATCGCAGAATTGAGTGACCCAATTTACCAAGATTATTTTAACGTAAGATATGATGTAAACTTCGGACAAGTTAGAGAAGGCTTTCCGGATGTAGTGAATGGATGGAAGTTAGACATAGCACTTGACTTAATGGAATTAAACGACAGATGTCAAGTCCCAACAATTTAAACAAAAATTTATATATAATATTATGAGTACAGCATTAGAGAAAATTAGCGGAATGGGTGGGTTCTACGTGAACGCAGGAACATCCGCAAGAACAGGATTAGCAGTAGAGAGCATAGTTGTAATGACTGATTGCGTTTTCACAGCATTTGCAATCAATGGAGTTAATCAAATGACTTTAAAAAATTTGACTGGAGTAACGATTAAAGCAGGAACATATTTACCTACTAATCCTAATTTTAATATTACTGCTTATACGTTGTCAAGTGGTTCAGTAATTGAGTATCAATAATGGCAAACTTTCCAACGATAGCGATAGGTTTACCATTTGTTCATTCGAGCGGATTAGTACCAATTTTAGATTTATACCCAAACGCAGCAGCAGCATATTCACTTAGATTATTGAGAACTGCTTATAGTGGTAATGCTATATTATTGCGAAGAAGCAGCGACAATGCAACACAACAAATAGGATTTGTTGATGGCAATTTTGATTTGGCAAGCGCAACAGCATTTATTGGTGGTGGTAGCGGATTTATTGTTACATGGTACGACCAAAGTGGTAATGATAGAAATGTAACAAATGCTGTAGCAGCAAATCAACCTAAATTATCATTAAATACTTTTAATGGAAAATCTACTGTTTTATTTGATACTAATTTACAACAACTACAAGGAAATTTTGGAGTATTTACTTATACAGGTGCGGGAGATTTTTACGTTGCTAATTCATCAAGTCAAGCAGTAGCAGGGCAGTATGGCAGTTACTTACATCAAGGAAATTCAATTGGTACAAATAAAGCACAATTATTGATATTTAACCAAACATTTCCTAATGCAAATATTAAACCATCCTTAGATTCTTATGCAGGTATCATAGCAAATCAAACAAGTGCAAGTAATACAAATTTAAATGAAAAAGTTATATTTCGATTTAGTTGGAGTAATTGGAGTACAGCTAATACAAACGGCAATACTATAATTTCAAAAAATGGAACAAATTATGGTTTGACTTTTCCAACAAATCCTAATAGTTTGCTAACTAATAAAACAACTATTGGAAGAACAGATGACGGAGGTTTTGTTAGTCAGCAACAATTTTTTGGTTCAATACCAGAAGTAATAATTTATACCTCACAACAAAGCGCATCAGGAATCATTCAAGACCAACTTAATTATTATGGAATTTAACGGATATTTATATACGAAATTAAAAGATTGCCAAAAAGCAATTGAAAAAATAAACTTAGAAGAAGGATTCCCAACAGAAGACAACTCAACGCTAACTTATTGTGAGCCTATAAAATGTGATTTGGGCTATGCAATTATAAGTGATAGTGTAACAGACAAGTATTTAACAGATAACAAAACTATTGTAATAACAGAAACAATAAAATAATCATCATTACATATATGCCTCATAGATTCTTAGATATATTCGTTTCAATATTGGGCTTTATAGCCTTGTTAGAAAAACATAATTTTTTATTCGCTTCGATTGCCTCGATTTGTACGATTATCTATTGGATATTTCGTTTTTGTAATTGGATCATAAAAATGATAACCGATAAGTCTATTGATGATTTTGAAAAGGGATTAAAGAAATGATACAATTTGACTACATGATATTAGGTGTTTTATTCGCATTGATTGCAGGGTATTGCCGAGCATTGTTCGAGTGCATTGTTTTGTTTGATTCATTGTTTGAGAAACATGGATATTCGGAGTGGTGGAGTTATGCGAGATTTACTCGAAATAAAATTGGATATTGGGAGAATACATTCCCAAATGATGGAGGACATCGAATCAAAATAATAGAGTTTATATTTGATGCGTTAGCGTGTGTTTGTTTGAGTTATTCTTATGATGAGATACTACATAGCTTTATGGCAACTATGATGTCTGTAATGATAACTTATTTTTTTATTAAATCATTTGGATTTGAGCAAACCTTTAAGGAATTGAGATGAAAAGATTATCACTTAGAAACTACTTTGAGCCAACACCCAAGAATGTCAAGAAATGGCTATTAGCAATCAAGTCAATATTAGCGACCATCTCGGTTTCTGCTTATGTAAATGGGAGTGAAAAGGTAGCATTTTGGATATTAGTTGGCGGTGCAGTTATTGATGAACTAACAAACTTATTTAGCAATGAAAACGGGAATTAGAGGATTAGGATTAATCAAAAAATTTGAGGGCTGCAAACTAACTGCTTATACTTGCCCTGCTGGATTAGTCACGATTGGTTATGGAAATACCTTTTATAAAAATGGATCTAAAATAAAATTAGGCGATAAGATTACACAGCAACAAGCGGAAGAATTATTGATGGATTTATTGCCACAATATGAAGCGATAGTAAATAAGAATATCAAGATAGATTTAACCCAATACCAATTTGATGCCTTAGTTTCTTTCGCATGGAATTGCGGTAAGTCTGAAACCTTATTTAGATTAGTTAATAGCAAGTCTAAAGACCTTAAACAATGGTGGGAAACACACTACACAACGGGAGGCGGTAAGGTATTACAAGGCTTAGTAAATCGCAGAAAAGCAGAAGCACAATTATTCCACTTATAAATGGCAGGTCAACCAAGTATTAAATCCGACATCGCAAAAGAGTATTTGTTAAAGTTCCCTAACACTGCGAATATGACTTTAGCAAAGAAGATTTATGCTGAAAACAAAAGTGTTTACAAAGACCTCGAACAAGTTAGGAATCACATAAGAATTTTAAAAGGTGTTTATGGTGTTAAAAACAAACAAGAAACTCATGTTGAATTTCGCAAACAATTTGAAGCACTAAAAAAAGAACTACCAAAGGGAGAAAGCGAAAGAATACAACCCTATACACTACCAAAAGCAAGTAAAAAGATTTTAATTATAAGCGATTTGCATATTCCTTACCACAATGATGATGCAGTATTCGCAGCATTAGAATACGGATTAGACCAGGAAGTAGATACTATCATAATCAATGGAGATTTGACGGATTTTGCCACAATATCGAGACACGAAAAGGACATGAGGAAAAGGTCAGTCAAATACGAAATGGATTGTACAAGAGTATTCTTAAAAGGTTTGAGGGCTATGTTCCCAAAAGCATTAATAGTTTGGAGTTATGGAAACCATGATTTAAGGTATGACAAGTACATAATGCAAAAAGCACCCGAGGTATATGACATTGAATTTATAAAACTGCATGAACTTTTAAAGTTAAGAGATTTAAATATTATCAAAGTAGATTCAACTCAATACATCTATGCAGGAAAGTTAGCAATATTTCATGGTCACGAAACTGGACTTACTTCCGGTGGTGTAAATCCTGCACGTTCTTTAAGATTGAAGTTGAACAAAAGTGCAGTAACATCGCACTTTCATCGAGAAACAAAAGACATGGGCAAAAACTTAGATGAACACCCTTATTCATGTTTCTCAATCGGTTGTTTATGTGACTTGCATCCTGCTTATATGCCAATCAATATGTGGACACATGGCTTCGGGTATTTAGAACTTAGTCAAAATGGAGATTATAAATTTTATCAAAAATCAATAATAGAAGGAAAAATTTTTTAGGTTTAAAAGTTTAGTATATTTGCAGGAGTAGTTTTTTGTAGATTTCGTTTCATTAATTTGGTTAAGAGCCTCGAGTAAATCGGGGCTTTTTTTATTTTAAAAATTATTTTTTTATGTTAAAATTAAATCCGACTTTTGAAGTGTTGTTAAGGTCGCACTTAACTAAAGATATTAAAAATATTACTTTCGGGTAGATAGGATATAAAATTAGTCTTCAAGTGCGACATTGAGGGCTTTTTTTATGCCTACAACATAAGGCGACCAACTATAAGTGTATGAGCCGATGTGCAAGGTCTTTTATGACTATCACAAAAAATATTTTAAATCAAAAGCATGGATGTAACATTATCCTTTTTGAACCAAAACTTAATTCTCAATTCTCAATTATACGTAAGTAAGGTAATAAGGTTACTATCTCTTAGGGGTAGGGGTAGTAACATTTATTATTACCATCTTATAACTCATAACTCATTGCCGTAAATAATTATTATCTTTGTCAAAATAAACAAATAAAACTATGAAAAAACTCTTATTATTACATTTATGTTTGATTAGCTTATTATCTGGTTGCTTATACACTAAGAAACGAGCAATAGAGAAATTTTGTTCAACTGATAGTATTCCATATTCAATTATAGTACATGATACAATAGTTATAAAGGCAATCAAAGTAGATACATTCTTCAATTCAAGTATTGATAGTTTTACGATCATCAAAGACCGCTTAGAGATTCGATATAAAAAAGTAGGCGAAAAGATTTATATACAAGGCGAATGCAAATCAGATACTATCTATAAGACAAAATTAATTGAGGTGCAAGTGCCAACAAAGGTTAAGAAATTAGAATGGTGGGAGACCTTATACATAAAAGCGAGGGATTGGTTCGCTGTCATTGGGTTTTTAGCTATGTTTTTGGGGTTCTACCTCATTATGCCACATAAAAAGAGTGAGTAGTTCGGGATTTCCGAACAGTTGAACAGCCTCAAAAGTAACATTTTGGGGCTTTTTTTACGTTTATGCTAAAAAATATTAGCTTGATTTATAGTAAGTTATGATTTATTTTCATTCATTATTTTGTAATGTCGTACAATACTCCGACATTTGAACTCAGATAAACGAAACAAATATGACAACAACAAATTTTCAAATCGGACAAGAAGTAACATTTTCAAATGCTTTTGGAGTAAATGTAATTACTGAAATAAAAGGTAATACAGCAACTACTTTAGAAAAAAATAGTGGAATGATTTACAAAAAAAGATTATCATCTTTAAAATCTTATGTGCAACAAAAAGCATATTGGAGTGAGCAAGAATTAGTTCAACCAATATACAAACATGGAGATACAGTTTTCTCATCATTATCTATTGATGGTAATGGTAGTAGAATGGTTTGGGATGATATTAAAAAAGATTGTGTAACATTTGAAAATTTAACTAAATAAAAAAAAGGGGAGCAGCATCCAACCAACTGCATTAATAATGACAAGAACAGAAATGACAAAAGCAAACCGAGACCAGTTAGCGACCGACTACAACTTACGAATAAAATTAAGTTTAGATTTAGGCTGCAATGATCGAACCATTCAAAGGTGGGCAGTAAACAATAGCCCCAAGTTGACAACAGATAGTTTCCTTAGCTACTTTAAAAAGCACGCTAATTACACCGAACCATTAACACAAGAAATCAAATTAACCCAATTAATCGAACACTAAAACATGGAAAAACTACTAAAAAAAATCATGTATGGCGAACAAGTAACGACCATGCAGAACAAATCAAAATCAAACACTATCCTTGCACGTTACGAGCGTGTTCAAAGGCTGCGAAACATTGCAATAGATGATAATACATTCTGCAAAGTTTATCAAGCTAACAGACTTTTAAAAGAACTCACAATCAAATTAAATCAAATCAATTCATACCAAATATTAAATCTAAACTAAAATGAAAACTACAAATTACAATCTTTTTAAATTTGCAAAACAAAACAGAGTTTTAGTGCCTGCAAAAGTAAAGTCTATTGAAGACTCAATTAATAAAATAGGTTTTGTTTCATCAAAATCAATTTTAGTAAATCCAGAATTTCTAATCATTGATGGGCAACACCGATTCCAAGCATGTGTTAATTTAGGCTTACCTATATATTATGAGGTAACAGATATTGATATGTCTATTGCGATGAAAGAATTAAACAAAAGTCAGAATAGTTGGTTATTAAAAGACTATATAAATCTGCATGCAAGCGATGGAATATTAGGATATGCAGAATTGAAACATTTTATGGAAACTTCTGGTGTATCAAGCACAGCCGCATTAGTGATGGCAACTAATCCGAATTTTATAGATAGCGTCAAATCATCTACTATCAGAAAAGGTAAACCAATAAACATAAACCCTAAAAGATTTTACATACTAAGCAAATTACAAGAAGTAAAAAAAATAATAGGGTTTGCAGATACTAAGGCATTTATAGTGGCTTTATCAAGAGCATGCAATTGTTTGCATGAAAAACAAATAAATAAAATATTAAATGCAATACCATCAATAAAACAACAAGCTAATTATACTGATTACATTCAATTATTTGAAAATATTTTAAATAAGTGGAATAAAGGCGGAGACAAAATAAAAATTTAAATAAAAATAAACCTAAACTAAAATGAAAGTAACAAAGGAAAACCACAAATTAGCATTTCAACCAAAAGCAATTACAATTCTTATTGAAACTGAAGAGGAATTTGAAACTATCTTAGCACTAACACTATGTAATTTAAGCGTTCCCGATGCTGTTAAGAAATTCGCAAAAGAAGCAGATGAAACTATCATTATAAATTTATTAAATTCAATCCACAATTCACTTATTAAACCATAATCAAATGACAACACCACACCAAACTACTAAAGAATGCCTTATCCGCAACTTTCAAGAATTAAACGAAGATGATGAAGTCTTTACAACTCCAAACTATCAAGCGCAATTAGGAATAGCATTAGCGATGCTTAACACACTAAATGAAGTTGAGACAGCACGCAAGATGTTTAGCGACATCTACGATAGTATGCTAATGAAAAGACCTAATCACTTGGATTGGTTTATCCAATACATGAAAAAAACTTTCTTGCTTTCAACTCCTAATAATAACAGCGAGTTTGATAAACTAATAGAAGCGATTTATTATTGTAACAGATTAGGACATGAAGTTGAATACGCAGTAAGCACCATACACGATACACTTGGACATATTATAGAGGTACAATACACACCTAAGCAATCTTTTTTTGTCTTTAATTCAATCCTTAATTATGACCAGGTATTAACCGCAATAAGCGAATACAAAGACACCGCATTAATTGATACCTGCGACTTCGGAGTTCCTGAACATAAAGAGATACCAGTAATGTATGATCTAAATGATATGAGCCTTGAAGAAATCTGTCAAGCATATCTTAACATGGGTGGTCAACCTTTAATAATAGAACCATAATGGAATCAGAAATTAAATTAAAAAAATGTGGAACTTGTAACGAAAAAAAATTATTAGATTGTTTTTTTACTCATAAAAGAACAAAGGACGGGAAATATTACCAATGCAAGGATTGCTATAAATTATATACAAAATCTGAAAGGTTTAAACTATATTGTAAGGAATATCAAAAAACCGAAAAAAGAAAAGAATATCTTAAAAAATATACAAAATCTGATGTTTTTTTACAATATCAAAAAGACTATAATAAAAAACCACATATTATGGCTAAAAATCGGTTAAGTGATAAAAGACAAAAGTTAGACCTTATTCCAAGTTACTTAAAGGCAAAATTAAAACAAAAGGGGTTTACAAACGAACAAATTACAAATAATCCTGAAATAATAGAAGTACAAAAATTAATAATTAAAACAAAAAGATTATGCAAAACATCACAGAATTAAGAACAAGCCTTGCTGACAATTACACAAGAATGAAAGCAGGAAAAATGGGTTTAAATGTTGGTAAAGAATTAGCCAACACCGCAGGTAAAATTATAAATTCTTTAAAAGTAGAATTAGAATACAATTCTATGCTGAATATTAAAGAGGAAATTGAATTTCTTAAAAAGTCAAATAAAGTTTAGTATTTAATATGCCAAGAACAAGACACATAACAACACTCGAGCAGACCTCAATAGGTGCTAATGGTTTCAGATTGCAGTATCTATATGAAAAGAAGTTATATGAAGTATGCCACAGCCACCATAACGGAAGGGCTGATGTAATTGATAGGACACTTTTTGTAAACGAAAAAGATGCAAGAGCCTATTTGAATCAACTAATGTCAGAAACTCAAGAGCGAATAAACGAATTTAAAGTTAACGAATCATTCCCTTTAATAACAAAGATAATATGAGAGAAATATCAATAGAATACCGAGAGTTACAAAGGCAAAAACATCGACTATTAGAGTGCCAAAGAAACCACACCGCAGCATTGAACAGACGTTATTTGTATGAAACTGATGAAGCCTACAAAGAATGCACCGCAGCATTGAATGAGTGGGATAAGCAAACCGAATTAGTAGCTAAATTGCAGATTGAATACACATCATTAACGAACAAAGGAGATTTAAGTTATGAGTAGAGAGAAACCAACACACAAGCGATTAGATTATAGATGGGGCAAAACTGAACAAATAGTATTAGAACGTGATTTAACCAACGCTAACTATCGGATTATCCATTATAAGAAAGGTGTAGGATTAGTCCAGTACCGATCATCAACAAAAGAAGCAACCGAATTATTCAACGAATTACTAAAAGAACTAAAATGAACCACCAATTAATCAATGATTTGACCACTAATTTAAGAGAAATTTTGAACCTCATTAGGGATTACAAAGAACAAATTATATTCTTGCAGGATAAATGGAGTCAAGTACAAGATACACAAAGTAGCAAGTTGTTCTTAACACAGATAACGAACTGCGAAGCCCAAATTACACATAACGAAAAACAATACAAACAAACAATTAAACAAATTAATGAACTACTACAATGAACGAATTAACCCACTGGAAAAAACTTGTTGATAATAGATTTATCGGCAGTCACGATTTTCAACCAAATCAAGAATTACAAGTCACTATTGAATCAATCACATCCGAAAATGTAGAATTATTTAATGGTAAAAAATTAGAAACAAAATCATGTGTTTTAATGATGTTTAAAGGTGCAAAAAAACCTCTTATACTAAACAAAGAAAACATGAAGCTAATCACCAAATCATTAAATACACCATACACTGAACAATGGATAGGGCAATCAATTACACTTCATGTTGTACCAGTTAGCGCATTTGGTCAAGTGGTAGATGCAGTTAGAGTTAAATACATAAAAAAATAAAAGCATGGTAAACATAGATGAAATAATTGTAAGAGCCTCTCAAAGTGGCGAAATATGCAAACCAAAAGGACTTGGTAAGACTGGCGAGAAGTTAGCCCGCAAAATCTATTTAGAGCATAAATATGGAAGGGTAAAATCATTTACAAGTAAATACACCGACAAGGGAACAAAAGTCGAAGAAAGCAGCATAAAAGAACTTTCAGACTATCTTCAAAGAGACTTTAAAAAGAATGAGGTAAGAATTACTAATGATTTCTTTACTGGCGAATGTGATATTGATGATGAATTAACAGATACTATAATTGATGTTAAAAATGCTTGGGATTTATTTACGTTTGATGATGCAAAACATGAAATCAACCAAGATTATGTATTTCAGGGTAGAGCATACATGAACTTATACAAGCGTTCAAACTTTAAATTGATTTATATTTTATCTGATGCCCCTGATGAAATGGTTTTAAAATCACTTGAAATTGAGAACTACAAAGGTGATGTTCCTGAATGGAGAGAGGTGCAAATTTTAACCGACATGATATTTACTCAAGAAAACTTTGATAGGTTTATAAATATTCGTGGACTTGGTGGCGATGAATTTACAGATAAGTTAATCAATAGATTTGTACCTATACCAATAGAAGATAGAATCTGCATAAGAGAATTTACAGCGCATGATGAAACATTAAAATTTATGCAAAGTAGAGTGATTGAAATGAGAAACTATTTAAAAACTATTTATGGCTAAGTGCAAATTATGCAAAAAAGATTTCACTCAATTCAATAGTACAATTAGTGTCTGCGGATATCAATGTGCTATTGAATGGGGTAAGTTGCACCCAAAAAAAACAAGCATAAAACGAGTTAATTCCGAGATAAAATCCGAAGCTAAAAACAAACTTAAAACTCAAGCACAGCTAAGAAATCCGATTAAGTTACACTTTCAAAAGTGGTGTAGATTACGAGATGAGAAAGACCCTTGTATCAGTTGTGGAACGAATGAAGCTAAATGGGATGGTGGTCATTACTTAAAAGCAGAAATATACAGCGGAGTTATATTTGACGAAAGGAACACGAATAAACAATGCAGCTATTGTAACCAATACTTAGATGGTAACACCGCAGCATACAGGCAAGGATTGATTAAAAAAATAGGACTTGACGATGTTATCGCACTTGAAGACTTAGCGAATGAAACACGAACAAAGAAATGGACAATAGAAGAATTACAAGAAATTAAAAACAAATACAAAATAAAATGAAAAAAATAACAATAGAATACAATGGATTACAGACCTCAATCAAATGGTCTGATGATGTTACACCAATCGAAGCATTAGGTATGCTTAGATATCATGAAAAGAATGTCTTTGCAGGTTTATTAAAATACAACGAAGAAAAGAATGAGAAAAAAGAACCCGAACAACAAGTCTTTATAAAAGATATGGATTTGTCGGTACGAACTAAGAATTGCTTAATGGATAATAAAATCTACACCTTAAAAGACTTAGAACAATTAAGTGACAGAGACCTTTTGAGAATCCGAAATTTCGGCAACAAATGTCTAAGTGAATTGCAATACGTTTTAAAAAATACAAACCAATAATATCATGAAAAAACCAAAAACACAAACCGAAGCAATCATCTGCTATTTAATAGCAGGAAACAACATCACATCAATTCAAGCAACTCAAAAGCAATTTGGATATTGCACCAAGTTACCGCAGCGAATAGCAGACATCATCGCACTGGGATTCTCAATCAAAAAAGAACGAGTGAATAAACTTTCAATCTTTGGCAATAGTTGCTCATTCATTGAGTATTCGCTTGACTTTAAAAAGACATCAAAAAAACTTATAAATAATTATTCTATATGATATCTCAAATATGGCATCCATTTGACTTATGGGAAGATTATAAAGCAGGCTTTTATGATAACATAGGTGGAAAAAATAAAGATGAATTAATAAATAAATCAGTTGAAATGTTTAGCAATAATGAACTTACTAAAACTTTTATGGAAAAAGTAACAAATGAATGGGTTTATTCATGCGAACATAATTTATCTAATATGTCAATAAATAGAATTGCGTATATAGGACAAGCAGCGTGTTGTATATATGGTGGAGTACCTTCTACTTTGACAATGCAAGCATGGAGTTTAGTTAGTAAGAGTAATAGAGATATTGCAGATAAACTAGCACAAGAAGTAATAAATAAGTGGGAACAAAAACAAGTTAATAAATTACAATTATGCCTAAAATTAGATTAGAAACGAATGTTTATGAAGAGGCTATTAAAAGGATAAACTTTACATTTGATAATTTTGAAAAGGTTTATTTATCTTTTAGCGGTGGAAAAGATAGCACAGTTATGCTTCACATGGTTATGGATGAGGCTATAAAAAGAAATAGAAAAATTGCTATAATGATTGTTGACTTAGAAGGTCAATATAAATTAACTATTGAGCATATGAAAGAATGTATAAATATGTATTCGGACTACATAGATTTAAACTGGGTTTGTTTACCAATACATTTAAGAAATGCAGTTAGTGTTTTTGAGCCTTTTTGGTTATGTTGGGATTCGGAAAAAAAAGAAGATTGGATAAGGCAACCACCTAAAAATGCAATTATAGATATTGAACATTATCCATTTTTTAGAGTAGGGATGGAATTTGAAGAGTTTGTGCCTGAATTTGGCGAGTGGTATTCTGAAGGTAAAACTTGTGCATGTTTAGTTGGTATTAGAGCAGATGAAAGTTTAAATCGTTTTAGAACAATAGCAAGCAAATCAAAAGTAACATTTAAAGACAAACAATGGACTACAAAAGTAACAGATAATGTATTTAATGTTTACCCAATTTATGATTGGAGTGTTGAAGATATTTGGATTTATCATGGGAAATTTAAAAATAAAAGACATAATCATTTATACGATTTAATGCACAAAGCAGGTTTATCAATTTCATTACAAAGAATTTGTCAACCATATGGAGATGACCAAAGGCGGGGATTATGGTTATTTCATCTTATTGAACCTGAAACATGGGCAAAAGTAGTAGCAAGAGTGAATGGTGCAAATAGTGGCGCATTGTATGTTCAAGATACTGGGAATATTAATGGATATGGTAAAATTACAAAACCACAAAATCATACATGGAAATCATTTTCAGAATTAATCCTAAATACATTACCTGAAAAGACATCAGAACATTACAAGAATAAAATATATGTATTTGACAAATGGTGGAAAGAGAGAGGCTATAAACAAGGATTACCAGACCAAGCCCCAAGCATATTAGAAAGCCAAAAACTTGCTCCAAGTTGGAGGAGGGTTTGTAAATCTTTATTAAGAAATGATTTTTGGTGTAAAGGTTTAGGTTTTACTCAACATAAAACAAAAGCGTATGAAAAGTATTTAAAGTTAAAAAAAGAACAACGAGAAACAAATAAATTCAACTTATGATAGACAAAATTAAAGAATTGTTTAATGGTTTTGAATCATTAACAACAGATGAGAAAGTAGCAATAATTAATGATGTAAAATTGTTTTTACATTCTATTAGTCCAATGAAAACAGAACCAGTAGATTGTGTTTTATGGGTAAAAAATAATTTGGTTGCAGCAAATGATTACAACCCTAATTCTGTAGCACCACCTGAAATGGAATTATTAAGATTAAGTATTTCGGCAGATGGTTATACGCAGCCCATCGTATCTATGTTAAATGATGATAATATAACAAGGGAAGTTATAGATGGATTTCATAGAAATAGAGTTGGTAAAGAATGTGAAGAAATACAAAGTAGAGTACATGGGTATTTACCAGTGGTAACAATAAATGAAGATAGAACCCAAATTAATGATAGGGTAGCATCTACAATTAGACATAACAGAGCAAGAGGTAAGCATAAAATAGATGCTATGAGTGATATTGTTATAGACTTAAAAAAACGTAATTGGAGTGATGAAAAAATAGCTAAAAATTTAGGTATGGATGCTGATGAAGTTTTAAGGTTATGCCAAATAGGTGGTTTATCTGAATTATTTAATGATAAAGATTTTTCTAAAGCATGGATTGCTGAAATGGATGAAAATAATAATTCAGAAATTATAGAATAATTTTTTTTTAAATTTCAATAAGTTATATTTGCAAAGGGTTATTCAGGCATGGATGTAAAAGGTTTCACAACGCCTTCCCCCCTTTTTTTTTCTTTTAGTTGTGAATTTAAAGTTGTGAATTATGAAAGAATCATTTGTATTATATAAGTCTTTTTATGAACCTATAAAAGGATTAAGCAGTGAAGATAAAGGTAACCTACTTGATGCAATATTTCAATATCAAATTGATGGTATAGAACCATTGAATACATCATCTATATACATGGCTTTTTTATTCTTTAAAAATCAATTTAGACTTGATAACGAAAAGTATTTAAGTGTTATTGAAAGGAATAAAACCAATGGAATCAAAGGTGGAAGACCTGCCAAAGTAGAAACCCAAATAAACCCAAATAACCCACTGGGTTTTAAAGAACCCAAAAAACCCGATAAGGATAAGGATAAGGATAAGGATAATGGTAAGGTAAAGGTTAATGATATAGAAGACCGCAAATTAAAATTTGCTTCAACACTACAAATATTTTTACCTCAATATGGTCGTGAAACTTTAAATAAATTTTATGGCTATTGGACAGAACCTAATAAATCAAATACAAAGTTTAGGCAGGAATTAGAAAAGACTTGGGACTTAAATAGAAGATTAGAAAGGTGGGTAAGTAATAATTATAACAAAGGACAAAATTTGTCCAATGGACAACCGAGCAAAATGGAATCAATGGTAAATTCAGCAAAAGAGGCACTTAATATGCTTTATGATGAAAATTAGAGCGTTTGATTTTCAGTAAGTTATAAAATATATTTAATAATTATTTGAAATAGTTTGCAGTTTCAAAGTATGGGTTTATATTTGCTCTGTAATTAAAAACAAACAAAATGGAAGCGTATACAAAACCAACATTTACAGAGCAAGAAATTGAAAAGTTTGAGAAATTTATTGATAGCCAAATATCCAAAGGTAATCAACAGATATGCTTATCAACTGGTATAGTTACTGATGAAATGGCAAGACTTCAAACATATTTAGGTTTTCATTATCCAAGCGGTTCTTTTAGTACAAATGCAAATTTTAGAAATTACAGAGTAGCAAAAAATGGAAAAAAATATACAAAAAAAGAAAATTGGTAGGGGAGGCACTCGGCAAGGGTCGGGTGCTAAACCTAAATACAACGAAGAAACAAAAACGGTTGCCTTTCGCTGTCCATTGTCAAAAGTTGATGAACTAAAATTAGTTGTAAAATCTAAACTTTCTGAATGGTCTAAAGAGGCACTTAATATGATACAGGATGAAAACTAAAACTATAAAACAAAAATGAAAACAAACGACAACCACTACTTAACTGCGCTCAACTCTAAGCTAATAGTTGATATGCAGCAACAAGAATTAAAAGACCGAGTAATAAAAGTACTTGCAAAGACTTACATTGATTGCGGAAAGGTAATCGAATCAAAGGAGTTAATCAGCCTATCGAATGGAGTGATAAACGAAATTAAGCGATACTTTATTAATTTAAAAATTGATGAATTAGATTTGTGCTTCCAAAATGGTGTACGGAAAGTTTATGGCGAATATTTTGGTTTAAACATCGTAACCTTTCACCAATGGATTAAATCCTTTATGGCTGAAGAAAAGCGATTAGAAGCGATAAAAATACGCAGCACACCAAGAATTGAACCAATAAAGGAATACACCGCAGAAGATAAGCTAAGAATTCGAGATGAATTTATGAGTTATGCGAAATCTACCTACCTTAAAACTGGTCATTTTGGACTTTATGAACCAAGCATAGGTGACATATACAAGATATTAGTAGATACCAATGAGGTAAGTAATATCGAGTTTAACGCTAATATTCAAGAGGCTTATGATTATGTATTAGAAGACTTAGAATATCAGTCTAAAACCAATGATTTATTATTGCGAAGAAAGCTAAGAGCAAAGATTGAAACGCTATCAATGGACAGCAAAGAAGTAATTAACATGGCAAAACAAATAACAATAGAAGACTTATGGAACAAGTAAAACAGACAGCAACAGAATGGATATATGAACAACTAACTTCAACTTGGTTTGATAAAACAAGTGGGCAGCATATACTTGAACAAGCCAACGCCAAGCACAAGGAGCAGATAATTGATGCTTATGATAAAATATCAATGAATACAGCAGAACAATACTACAACGAAACATACGGAGGTAACAAATGACAATAGAAGAAATAATAAACCGCAATTATGCAGCCCAATTAAAGCGAGGTAAGGTCACAAAAAAAATAGATTTCTACGATTGGATAATCGACATTCGTGATGAAATAAACGAACTATGGAATAGTTACCCCAAGCACAATTCAACCTTCGATGAAAAGGAATTAGCCGATATTATTCTCGTATGCTTGTCAATGTCTAAGCACTATAACATTGACATCGTAAAAGCACTTGAAGAAAAAACATTATTTAACGAAACAAGAAAGGATTAAATTATATGATTTATATTAACTATTTTTGTGCAATGGAAAGAGAAGATGAAATATTTGCATTATTAAATCCTGATGAATGAAACCTGATAGGCTGCATTTGGTTGATGTAATTGTTAGCGACAAGTCATTTAAAGAAATGTGCTTCAAGATTAATACACACTATGCTGAAGACATTTACCAAGAAACTATCTGCGAAATTCTAACAATATCAGATGAAAGATTACCCGAACTTAACTATTTAAAGTTTTGGTTTTACCGGGTAGCATTTAACGTAATGTCACGCAATGGAAAGTTAGGTAAAATAGTTTTAAGGGAGTTAATCGAATTTGACATCTACACACCAAGTGAACTATCAAAAGAGATAATGACAAAGGAAGCGGAGCAGTTCATGTTATCCTTAAATGAATTTGAGAATCGGATCATCTTATTATATAATCAGTTTGGAGATATGAAGAAAGTCCAACGATTAACTGGGATTAGTTATTCAGCACTTCGAGCTGTCAAAGAAAAAATTAAACAAAAAGCGAAACAAATATGATTAAACTATTAATAGTAGTTCCAAGTTATCCAAAGATAAGCGGAGTTGATTATCATAGGTTATGGATGCCGCACAATGTGATGTCAGACCTTTTCAAAGATGAGATTGATATAAGTCTAATAAATGAAGTAGACAGCGCAACAGATGAGTTCTTAAAGGACTTTGATTTGGTAGTGATGAATAGGTTTGCTTCAAAGACAAACGAACCGCAGGCACTAATTGATAAACTAAAAAGAGTTGGACTTCCTTATGTGATTGACTTAGATGATGATTATATTCTTCCTAAAAATCATATCTTATACTATGCAGCAAAGGATGGCAACCACACCGAACAGATTAGTTTAGCAGTTAAGAACGCAACCGCCTGCACCACTACTCATGAATTATTAGCAAGCACACTCAATAAGGAATTAGGACAAAAAAATATTTACATAGTACCTAATGGAATTTATCCAGAGGGACATTTTGAATTAAGAGAACCACAATTCAATGGTAAGTTAAACTTCGGATGGAGTGGTTCAATAACGCACCTAGAAGATGTTATTTTAATGCACGATGGTTTGTATTCACTTTACACCGCAGATGATTATAAAGATAAGTTTAGAGTTGTTTATGGAGGATTTGCAACGCAGTCTGAAACAAGTCAAGCTATACTTAGTGTATTGAGCGCAAGGGGCAAGGCAAGTGAATCTCAATTTGGAATCTTCAAAGAAACTGGAGTTAAAGAATATGGCAACTTTTATGATTTGATAAACGTATCGCTTATACCACTTCGCAATAATCGTTTCAATAACAATAAATCAAACCTTAAATTATTAGAATCAGGGTTTAAAATGAAAGCAGTAATATGCAGCGATGTTTACCCTTATTCACCTGACTTGAAACATAATGTTAATTGCTTAAAAGTTAAACATAAAAACGATTGGTATAAGTACATGACGAAGCTAATAGACAATCCGAATCTTGTTGAAGATTTAAGGGCGCAATTATATATTGATGTTCAACGCTACCACATGAGCAATGTAGCAACAGAACGCTTTGAAGCATACAAAGAAATTTTAAATAAATAATTATGATAGCACTTTTAGGATTACCTTTTTTATGGATTAGTTTCTTCACCGCAGGTAGTTTGCCAAGTTGGTTAGACTTTAAACCATTTAACTGCATTGTATGCCTTTCTTTTTGGAGTACATTATTTGGTGTACTATTATTTATATTTGTACCGATAACGCAACCTTTCCTTATTGCATTAGGTTATGGAGGCTTTGCAAGTTACTTAGCTATTTTGATGAAAAGACTTTTAATTAAATTATACTAAATGAAAACCTTTGACGAAATTTACCAAGAAATAATTTTTAAGGATGACACAATCCGTTATTCATTGCGTGAACTCCTTCACGTTTTTCAAACTGAGAATAGTTGGATAGGACAAACAAGCCAACTTCTTCAACTTAAAGAATTTCAACATGAGTTGACTGGAATAAGACCAGGCGGATGTAGTGGGTGTAATATCGAAGTGTTAATGAATATGATTAGGTGGGTTAACAAATACGAATCAGATAAGGCAGCCCAAGAAACTAAAAAGATAGGAAGACCTAAACGCAATGGATAAAATAGTATATTCACATAGTGGTGGACATGGAGACATGATTTATTCCTTAGCGGTTTGCAAAAGGATAGGGAAAGGTTATTACAAAACTAATTTTGATGATGTGTATTATCAAAACATCAAACCATTGCTCGAGGAACAACCGTACATTTTAGAAGTATTACCTAAGTCTTCACTTGAAACTATAACACATAATCTTGATGATTTTCGCAATATGCAAGGACTTGGCGAAGTGCCTTTGGTTAAAAACCATTTGAAAGCATTTAATTTAAGTGAAGATAATTGGAATGAGACTTGGTTAACGATAACACCTAAGAGATTAATTGAAGGCGAATATGCACTTGTAAATGTAACACCACGTTACCCTGCAATAGGATTTGATTGGCAGGCTGAAATAGACTACCTAAAAGAAAAGTACAAACAAGTATTTTATGTAGGATATCAAGAAGATATGACATCACCATTTAATTCCTTAGAATACTTTAAAACAAACAACGCTCTCGAACTTGCTCAATTAATTAATGATGCAACGGTTACAAGTTGTAACCAGTCGTTTGCTTTAACTATTGCACAAGGATTGGGCAAACCATACCGATTAATGGTTGCAGATAACCACACTAATTGCATTCACAACGTACCAAACGAAACATTATTAAACAGATGAATATAAACGGATTTGAATATAAAATAAATGAACAAGGGGTGCTTCAACAAGTCAATCCGAATGTTATAACTTACGATTCTGATTATGTAACATCGAGGTATGGTGCAATCATTGAACTTCGCAAACAAATGAGTATGCTAAGATATGGTTATATGGTAGGCAGCATAGGCAAACCAACTAAGATACTTGAAATTGGTTATGGTGCAGGCGACTTCATTCAATTATGTGCAGACCAGGACATCAAATGTTTTGGCAATGACATTACAGGAATACCCACACCGCCAAAAGTAACCGCAACCGATAACATATTTGAGCAAGTAGATGTAGTATGTATGTTTGATGTATTAGAACACTTTGAAGATATTAACTTCATCAAAGACCTTAACACCAAGTATGTTTATGTTTCAGTACCTAACTGCGAACAACCAAAGAATATTGATTACTTGATGAGACACTACATACACCTAAGACCTAATGAACATTTGCACCACTTCAATAAGTTTTCACTAATTCTACATTTTAAGCTAAATGGCTATAAACTAATAACCATGTCGAACTGCGAAGACACGATAAGGAAAAGACCAAATACACCGATTAATATTTTATCTGCTATATTTGAAAAGGAAAATTTAAGCTAATGGGAAAGAACAAATACATAGAAACACCCGAAAAGATGTGGGAATACTTTGAAGCATATCGCCAAAAAGTAAAAAGCAATCCTATTTTAGTTCAAGACTTTGTCGGCAAGGATGGGGATGAGGTAAACAGAAAGAAAGAAAGACCATTGACATTGGAAGGTTTTGAACTCTATTGTTACGATAACGACATTATAA